GATTTATTCATATACTTTTTTGAATACTTTAATAATACTTTACTTAATTCAATTCTAGTTAATGGTTTATCAGTTGATGTCTTAAATAAAACACCCATACCATTGACCTTCAAATAATATCTTAATATCTTTCTTAAATCTTTATCTTCAATTTTTAAATCTAACTCTTCATATTTCTTACTTGTTTTATATTTATTTAATACAAAATATAAATTACCCTTAGATGGAACAACTAAATAGTTATTTTCTTTTTTTTCTTCATCACTTAATTTCTTATATGCTGCTTGATTAATTGACATCATACCAGCAACATCATTTCTAAAAGGCATTCGTGCATAAATATTAAATAATACATATGCTTGTAATAATTGTTTTTCTTTTTTTGTAATATTATCATTTGATTTCTTTTTTAAAGGTTTCAACTCATCCGCCATCTCATTTATCATATTAAATACTTCTTCAGTTGTTGCAAAATTCTTAGATTGTTTATCACTTATAACTCCACTTTTTTGTTCATCATTATATTTATTATTCAAGTCATCCCGCAATTTTCCATATTCTTCTAATAATTCATCATACTTTTTATCATCGTTTAATGCCATCAATAATACAATTACTGCATTCAATATATTACGTTGACTTAAATAATGTAGATCACTTAATTTATCCATCACATCTTTTGGATTCTTTAAGAAATCATAATCGTCAGTATCAAACATCTTTTTTAATTTATTAAGATTAGTTGTATATTGTTTTATTGTATTTGTTTTTAATGATGGACGTGCTTTTGATATTTCATCAGTTGGATTTTTACTATCAATTGTCATATTTATAATATAATAATAGATTATTATTTAAATTATAAAACGAATTAAAAAAATAAATTATATGAGATAATCTTTGATTATCAATCTATGATCAAGTCCTCTTTTTGATTATTAATTATTATATCTTTGATTTATGCGAATGCGCAAGAAAATTCACCGTTTTCAATAGTGGCAAATTTGAGTAGTTCAAGATAAACACGGAGAGTGTAATCACCCGCTCCAAGAGCAGTAGTATTATAAGTAAGATCCATACCCTTGTTATTTATACGCTCGCCCTTATTAGGACGGATGGCAGTCCATCTAAATAATTGACCAAGACCGACAGCACTTGAACTTTGATCACGTCCTTCAAATGTTTCAGCAGTAAGACTAGATGTAGTAGCACGCCGAACATATTCATCATGTGTAATCATAGGAACTTTGCCCTCAGCGTGTTGAGTCGTATGGAATAGTAATGCACTATTGGTTCTATTAACATTAAACTCAAATCTATCATTATATAAAAGATTAGTGGATAGATTATATTCACCAAAAGCAGTAGCACCATTCAATAGAGATAATGGAGTGAAATTAGCATTTGATGCAAGACTATACATAACTTTTGATACGAGACGACCATTACCACCAATAGGGAATGTAAGATTAGCAAATGCCGTTTCATCGCCAGTCCTTTTAGCAAGACGATAATCAACATATTGGAAACTTAGTTTAGGGTTTTGCTGGGCATATTTTTCCATAACTTCACCATCATATGTAATACTATCATAAATTAATTTACATTCTTCTCTATTGATTTGATACGATACAGCATTATTAGCATTATCAGCAGATGCAACACACATACGACGAGATAGAGGTGCTCCCGAAAGAGATGAAAGTTCATCTTGGAAAACTAAATCAATGTGTACCGATTGTGTAAGAAGTTGGCAAGGTAACTGATTGAATTTAAGGAACGGGAAAAGATCACTTAGATACACCGAATATACGGGAGCATTAGCAATACCTTGTGCCGATCCACCATTATGTTTCATCCAAGGCAGTAATTCAAAAGCACCAGCACCACCACCAGCAGCAACAACGGGATTACGTCCAACATCTAAACCGATTGTTTTAGCAGAGTTAGGGGGTTTGTCAGTAGTATTTGCTGTGCGGTCATCATAAACGGGTTTATGAGCGATGCATCTCTGCGATAAATATTGTTCGCGTTCTTTATTATCTTCATTAGAAATGAATAGTGACTGATATGCATGAAAATCACTATAGTCATCTACGGAACATACAACTTCATTACCGATAGAAAGAGTGGCGGATTTAATTAGATTTGATACACCAATTGCTAATGGATGAAAAGCAGTGGTTGATGTAAGTGGTGTTACACCAAGTGTAATTTTAGAATTAGAATGTAAAAAACCAGCAACACGATCTAAAGTAAATCTTGCTCGGCGTTGCGAAAACGTTACTGGGTCTATAACATCAGTATGTAGCATTTGTCCATACGACGTAGGGATAGCGCCAATTTTGATGAGATCGGGAATGCGGTCAGCAGAAACATCGGGTTTGTCTTCCATTTTTATATATATATATGATATATTAAAAAAAATAAAAAATTAAATTATAAAATTAAATTACATAGAAAAAAAGATATATATTTTTATATTTGTATATGAGTGGATTATCACACCAAATAGTTTATATATATATATCAAAGATTATTTTTTATAAAAATTCATATATTTATCTAAGATACAACTTGGACGCCCATGCTACCATCCCATGCAACAACTACTTTAGATTTAATAAATAGATAAGCAGAAATTGGATTTCCATCATCAAGACCATTCCGCATTTGGATACTAAACTGAGCATTGGAAAAATCTACACCCTCACTATCAAGCATATCATATAATACACCAACACCGTAAACTGCTCCAGTGTCGGGCATATGACGATATCCAGTAACAGCGTTTTGATTTCCAGTGAAATTACGATTCGTAGTTAGTGGAGATGCAGTCGTGCGAGTATGGTGCTGTTCGGGAATAATTGAACCAAGGAAACCTTTGATAACTTGAGGATCAACAACACTAGTATCATTAGTAGTAGCATCATATACACTCTCAACTTCAAAAGCAGCGGGGAAACGTTCACCATTCCTTAAGAATGAAATAGTTTCAAGATTAGCAACACCACCTAAACCAGTGCCAGCGCCATTTGGTGCTTTAGTCGGCATATACGTTACAAAACCATCTTGTGCTAAATTGTTAATAAAATTAGATGGTACAAAATTTACGAATGATGCTAGAACTTTTGATAATCCAAGATTGAAATTAATAATAGAATTAGTGCTCTCAAGTGTAGAGAAATACGACGTAATACTATTGAAATCTAAAATACCTTTATCGGGAGTTTCAGCACCACTATCAACTTCACAAGTTACTTCAAGACCGCTTAACTCATAAAAAGCATTAGAGATATTAGCAGTGGTTGCATCACTTGAATAAAAGAACTGACTATCGGGAGCAAGGTGGATTTCTATTTCAAGGGGTACTTTTGAAAGTGGTAGTCCATCGGGAACCCCAAGGGTAAGTCCAGCGGGTAATGGAATACAAAATACGGAATTTTGATCATTGCGGATAACGTTATCACGATACGATTGATAATTAGGCATAATTAAAGCAGTCTTAGATAGATGTCCCGATACATCTTGCATTCCCGCCATAGTCGGCATGTAGGAACTCATGAAACGTCCATAGTGTCTAATATGTTCAATTACTTGTTTTGTCTCAGCGTGACGAAAAACTAGCTGATCAATAGCAGAATAAATTCCAAGTTTATGAGAACCACGGAGTTCAACAGCAGCAGCATCGGTTGGGTGTAGAGTCCCCGCTGCATCACGCCATATATTTAAATCTCCCGAAAGTCTAATAGACGATAAATCAAGTACAGCATCTTGACGACCAAGGGTTATAGTAAGGATTGGATTACCGCGAGCAAACGAAACTTTGCCGGAAGACGGAACGTTGTTTGGGAGAACGGATAGATACTTTTTAGTCATTTTATATATATACATATATAAAAATTTAAATATAAAATTAAAAAAAAGATACATAGAAAATATTATATTAATCTATAAACTAACCGTAACACTTTCACCCTTAATACTAATACGTCTAATATGGAATAAGAAACAAAAGAGGAGTTTGTCTCTTGTTGGAGGTCTATCAGCACCAGCAGCATTCGTTTCATTATATAATAGTTGTAACTGATTTGATTTGTTA